GGCTGTATTAACATCTCCAATGGTTAATGCAGCAGAAGTTCCGGTGTCAAAACTTGTTTTTAGTAAAACAACAGCCTTATCAACAATTGTACCTCTAGGTACAACAATATCATAAGTCTTTGATGCTACTAAACTACCACCTGAAATAGTGTCACCAAAATTAATAACAGTATGTGCCGAGGTTTGTGGCATATTAGATGCCCTAACTTGGATAGAATCCATGAGTACCTTTCAAAGTAAAATTTAAGTTTTATGTAAAGAGTAAAGTGGCCCCATTGGAGCCACTTTTAACCTAATTAAATGGCAGATGCACAGCACTCAATGCGGTACAGATACAGATCCTGAAGGATCACACAGGAGTAAAAAGTTTCCCATGCCACTGTTCCGCGCTGTCCAAGAGGATCTCCTGGTCCAGGCTTAGGTGCGACAACTTTACTTTTGATGGAATCTTTTCCACCTAGAGTTGCACAACCGCCAAAGTCTTCTGCCATAATGATGACAGGATAAACGTCAGCGGCCCCACCGGTATTAACAACATTAGTTGTTGAAGCTCCGGCTCCTTTGAAGCTCTGAGCTTGAGTAGTACCAATGAATCGAATGCCTCTGGCAGATCCCATCTCACCATCCATTACATCACCTTGATCAGCATAGTTTTCTACTGAAACAAAGCCAGGGATGCGCTCAAGGTCAACCCTTAGATCTGGATGACAAATAGCAACATAAGATGCACGAATTGCGGATGTTCCAACACCATCATCGGCATTTAGTTGGTTCATCATTTTCATTGCATCATTACGCTCTAAAGTTCGGATTGCAGCATCCAAAGTAGAGGTAGTTGAACCTACAGTGGCAGGAAGTGTTCCGTTCTCTCCACCAATGGTAGTGTTAAGTGTATTTCTTGCACTTCCGTTTGAGAAACCACGTTGGGTTCCTGCACGAAAAGTTTTGTAAGAAATGAAGTCAAGAGTTTCGCCACACTGTTGCGCCTGTCTTTCAGTTATAATTTGAACTACAGGGTCAGAAGCTGCAGCCATTTGTACATCAGTTGTATTAACAAAAGATCCAAATTGCTCCAAAGTGTGCTTTATTGTCGTTTGCTGTAAAACGTCAAATTCCGGTGTAATACCCTCTGCGACTGGTGTGTCAACAATTGGGAACCTTTCATACCTTCTATGACGAATTTCTAAACCTTCACCTTGTGACTTGGTTTCCTTCTGAGCAAAACGTCCAAAAGTTAACAATCTTTTGGCGATTGGGAGCATAGCCTTCTGTATGGTGTAAGCATCATGAGCCGACAAATCTCCATACGAACTCCCAGTTAAAGTACCTGTTCCAGCGTTGATAGGCATAGTAGCCTCCTTTCAAAATTAAGCCTGCGAGGGGATGCTGTCCCAAAGCTCGTCAGGTGTCATATCTTCAATACGCTTTTCTGGCTTTGGAGTAGCGTTTTTAACTAATCCTGAAGCAGCCTTTCTGCGTTGCTGTTTTTGTTCACTCACTACCGGTTTAGATTCCACTACAGGATCAGGGCGAAATTTTGATTTCCCTACCGATGAGGTCAGGAAATCTTGCATCACAGCTATGTGATCACGCGCTACCTTAGCGACATCTTTACCATCTAGTGTTTGTGTCATAGCTTGTTCCCTTATGGGAGAGGCCATGACAAAATCGTAAAACTCATCTGACTTGTCGATATCCCTAAAGTCTTCCCCTATGTACTGTCTCATCAGTTGTTGATGTGTCAGTGCTTTTTGTTGATGATCGTATTGTGCAATCCTGTCCTGCATCTGCTTCAGGGTTTCCTGTTGCTGATTCATCGGATCGAATACATTTTTGCTAGCCATCTTGTTGACCTCCTCCATAGCCATTTTCTGGGCTACAGCGAGGATGTCAGGAAACTCTTCGGCTACCTTTTTTTCATCATCAGTTAAAGCATAAGGATTAACTTTGGGTTCTTCTTTCTTAGCTTCCGGTTTTGGCTTCTGTAGATCCTGGTTTAACTTGAGATTCTGTATCTGGAGAGACATCATCTCATCTCTGAGTTTTGACTGCGCCTCGTTTCTCCGGTGAAATTCCTTTTCTAGGTCTTTGTACCGCTTCTCGTAGTCATGTTTAGGTTCTTCAGGTGTGGCCTCGACTTCAGCTACTTCATATCCACCAGTAGATTCGTCTTCCGGCCCTTCAGCAACTGGCTCCTCAACTTCTACAGTCTCCTGTTCCTGGGTCTCAGGCTCAGGTGTAACTTCTTCAGTATTGGTTGCTCCAGCTTGCGCCCAAATCTCATCTGCGGTTAGTTCAGGAGTGCCATCTTGGTTCTGTACTTCCTCAGTTTGATTTTCGCTCAAATGTTAGGTCCGTAAATTGTTAAAAAACTAATCGTAGAGTTTAACTATCTCTTCGAGTGCTTGAACACGCCCAACCATAAGGTTGTGCATGGCTTTTGATCGGTCATCGATCACTAAATTATCAAACAGTACTTGTTTTTCCTGTTCTATAACTGTATTTACAATTTCTTTAAAAGTTTGCCAAGCAGGATCTCTAAACCAACGATCTAAGTTGGCTACATTATCGTGCTGACGGATTAGTTCTCTGCTGATCAATTATGTCTCTCCCACTTAATCCTCCGGCTTGTCTTTCTTCAATCCCTTGATTCATTTGTTGAATCTGTTGGTTCATTTGAGCGTTTTGTTGCGGTGACATCCCAGACTGTTGAGCTTGCATCATCGCTTGTTGCTGCGCCTGTTGTGCTTGCATCTGTTGCTGTTGCTGTTGCTGGGATTGCTCTTGTTTTTCTTCATTTAGTAATGCGGAAAAAGCGTAATAATCTGGGATTGGATCTAGTAGAACTTGGCCTCTTGACATAAGCATTTGGCGTTCAGCTATCTGTGACTGTCTAATATCTTCAGATGTTGCCTTTTTCTCGTCTAAAATTGCTTTGTCTTTTTCAAACTCAGCCCTTAAATCTAATTCTTGTTGGAGCATTTGAATTTTCATTTGCTCCATTTGTTGTGCTTGTTGTTGCTGTTGTTGTGCAGCTTGTTGTTGTTCTTGCTGAACCTGTTCTTCTGTTTTTAAAATCTTTTCAGGATCTAGGTTGAACGCGCGAACTAATGGTTGTGTAAATGACTCATAATTTATGTACTGTTGCAGTTGAGGCATATTGCCTATCGTCTGTAGAAAGTTTAGCAACTGAGTATTATGGATCTCTTTACTAACGTACTGTGTCCATCCAGTACTAATCGCTTCGTAATCCCCTTTGATACCAATCTCATCGCTATCCACCATCAACCAGTGATAAACCCCAGTGATGCAGGATGTCAGCATATCCGAGATACTCCTGACCACATCCGCTGTTTGCTTATTCGCATTACTATTAAGGATTGACATCCCAGTAGCCGTGCGAGTCTGGGAGGGGCTTTGGTCTCCGTAGCCAATTGCGGTTTGGCCTGAATCCAGATCCGCTTCGCGCTCAAGCATTTGAATCATAGGGGTCAGACCGTTAGTGACATCTGGTATTACTACAGATGAAAACGCATCTGATACGGCATTCCCTGCTCTGATTTTAAATTGCTTGCCTGGATAAATAGTTTCTGTGTCGCTACCAGCCTCTAGTGCTGAGGGGTTGACAACAGTCAATGGGGTAGCAGAAAGGGTTTTCCCTTCCACCATCATGGCGTAACAGAAGTTCGTCAATGCTTGTACATCTCTGATACTGTAGTAAATGCCGTCACCCCAGAATGTTTCTGGCCTTCGTTGCCACTGGCAGACTGCAAAAGGGATTCTTCCGTCAAAAGGATTCATCGCCATTTTTATGACTTTGTCTCCTACCAGCCAAACACATACATCTTGGTAGCCTTCCGCATCTTCTGGGATATCGATGTGTGGCTTCAGATCCTCGGTATTAAGTTTTCCCCAGAATTCGATTACCTCGAATTCTTTGACATCCTCTGAGTGATGTTCCTCATCTTTAATTGGATGTCTGCTATCGGTTCCTGCAGTCTGTTGAACTCCAATATCTTTCTCTAGGACTTCATTTATTACAGATGGCAGGAATCCATCTTCCGCGCTCAAGTCCAGCAACTCATTCCTACTCATGTAGGTTCTCTGGATCACATATTCCGCATCCTCCACACTCGTGGCTTCCGGTGAAGGAAACAGGTTCCAGGGAGAAACATAGGTACTGGTTGGCACTAATTCAGATTCAATCTGGCTTTCCACCGCCATCAAGTCATCTGCAGTTTTCACATTCTCATAAACAGGGAAATTTAGAGTCTTAAGAACAGGGGACTTGATAACCCCAGTACCGTAGAGGCACAGGTCAAACAGGGTGTCTAAGACACTGTTTAG